TGCTCCTCCAGGTGCCACAATTAGCACCAAACCCCTATGTTATAACCAGGGGCCTAGGTCCGTCCAAGTGATTGCGACGGTTTGCGTTAATTTTCCATCTTCAACTCGACCACGGATTGTCTCAGAAGAACGAGACCCCAGAGGGCGATGTTGTTGCCCGGGAACTACCCGGAAGCGGCCATACCTATACCGCAATGGAAAAGCTGCATCACTCCTGCCCGCTGACTCGTGAAGTCTAGCGAGAAGCAACCCTTTCGGGTCGGAGTGACGAGCCTTAACCGGTCTGTGTGAGAAGGTCTGACAAACCCAACCCTCATGACCGTGTCGAGGCTTCGACGGCGTGGCCTCATCCCAGTTACGGGTGAGGCCAACATCACCGAGCTCCGGAGGACAGCCGGTAGAGCGAGCTACGGCACAACGATGTATAATGTTGTGCCATGCAAGCTTGAACCGTGCGTCGCAACCGAAACCGGAGCGCCTAGCAGCATACTGACGAACGGCGTTAGCCATTGAGATCACTTGCGCAGTCTGCGAGTGGTATTCGCCCTTGAAGTAAAAGGGCCTCACATTCCTGCCATGGTGATAGTCAGTACCGCAAGATTCGAAGAAGCATCCAGTGATGAATGACTTCTGTTCGTTAACTTTGAAGCCTAGACTCCAAAGCATTTCGCGTAGTTTTGCGGCGTGCTCTGCAGGGATAATGATATCATCCCCAAAGGCCATAACCGTTTCACCCGCACGGGACACGCTAAGCGAGACAGCCCAGAATATCAGGCTTTCAAGCTCAAACGTATACCCGTTCCCCATGGATGAGTATTTCTCCAGCCGAACCTCACGGTCACGGAAGATTGAGTACTCAGTCCTAGCGACATCTAGAAGGCACGCCCAGTCGTGCGGTAGTAAATTCCATACCGTAAGATAGGCAATAGTGTCGGACGCAGAGCTAAGGTCAATTGTTGCAAGACCTTGGGCTTGGGCTACTTTCGCAGCGGCCCTGTTCAACTCTGCTTGATTGTCGAGATCTAAACCCGCTGATTTAAGCTTCTTTCTTAGTAGGGCACCGATCCCAAGCTGCACGTAGATGTTACCGTGTGGCTCGATTGCGATGGCCCGGTCAGTTAGAGCTGTCTTTGGGACGAACGTAACCTTCGAAGCGCCTACCAAATTTACAGATGTAATATCCTGTTGCCACCGAGAGGTGGTTATGGAGCGCCAGAAGGGGTATAACCTAGGTGTGACATCGAAGGTTGATGTCATCTTTTTCGACTTCAGCACGTTGTAACCAGTTACGGCTGACGTAGCACCAGGGCCAAAACGGAACTTACTCTCAGCATATTCTAAGTCAGCCCTCGTAAGAGGGCCTAGGATCCGGGCTATGATACGCCGGACCTTCTCCAGCCGAATGTCGACCTCCTTACGGAAGTTCGCATTACCGGCAGAGACGGCGCGCCACAGTTCATTCGTGGTGCCGCAGAGCGACTCCGCTTCCAACCAGGTACATTCCGCTTTATCGCGGGGTGATGTCCTAATCGGCAAGTGCGGGTTTTTCTTCAGAATATTTGTTACCAGGTAATCGTCCGCAAAGGACGCGGCCTCGGTATCCGGAAATGTGAGCATGAGATACTGCTCCCACTCGGCATACTGTGCCATAAGGTAACACGCGAGAGAGCGAGGTGTATTAACAGCCTCGCAAACGTCCTTGAATGACTGGACCTCGTATTTTAAGGTCGGGTGCCGTTTAAAAGCGAGCACGTTCCGTGTTATAACAGCGGAATTTGTCATTACAGTCTCCTATTGAACGATTCGATTAGTACTGCGGATCGAGATCGCGGAGGACACCGGTGATGGAGGCGTGAGCCAATCCATTCTTCAGGTACGCGTACAGATCTTTACGATCTGCATCGGTACACTGATCCGGCAGGATGAGTTCCAGGTTGGCGCGCAAGATATACGCCACGCTGGTCACACCCCCTACCACCTGAGCGACCGGGTATTCCACCTTAAAGGTGGCCCGGTTTACGGTGGATTTGCCGCTGGCAAAGGTGTTCGTCAACTTCAGTTTCTTGAAAAGCGACGCAATACCAGCAGAGCGCTCCGAAAAGACGCTCAGAGCCGGGGTAACCGACTCGGGGGAGAATGTGCGTGCCACGGGAGTGGCGAGACCATCATTGATGGTGATAGCTGCTGCTTGAGACATATGATTCTCCGATTGTTGGCGCTAATAGTGGCTATCTGCGTCCCCGAAGGGGGGTTAGCAGGGAGATGCCGTTAGCGATGTGTTGAAGTGAAGTAGAAGGCTTGTAACACAGCTGTGCAACGTAAGACTGTTTCACAACCGCATTACGCACCACCTCCTCCCAATAAGTGTCGTAGCAGTTAAACCACGTCACTTTCTCCTGTAAGGAACGCTTATACCCCGTTATCGAGTAGATCGAATCGAACTTCAGGTTGTCGTCCATAGATTCTAGGACTTCTCCCACATTGATCGACCAATCGATTACGAAAGAAAACGGCACGAGCTCCCACATTAGGAGAGGAAGGTTTGTAAACCCTGTTGATTCAAGAAAGGAGAGCGGTACTGCTGGCTTATAGGCCACATAGGTTGTCACTCGATCCGAGCGCGTCTCGTGAAACAGACGGCCCACATCTTGCAAGCTTCCATCATACAGTACTTTGGTGTTAGCACTCCAGTCCTTGGCACTAAGGGCGTTGGACGAGAACTTCCGGAACATTTCGGGAGACTTCTGCGACATTAGTCCTACAGCCGTTACGAGGTCGCCCACAAGGGGCCGCACGCCATATTGGAATTGCAGGTTTGCTTTCGCAGTTGCCTTGTCCCAACCCTGCTTTGGCAGCAGGAGCTTCGGGTTCTTCATCACCGCTGCTTTGCCAACCCTAGCCACAAATTTCGCCAACTCGACGAACAGCGAAGCTGTTTTGTCGTATTCAGCAAGCATCATGGCAAAGTTGACCGCCTCACCGCGGGCCTTAGCGAGATTCCTATTACCCAGCGCGCCGCCCTGTGAGGGGAGACGACACTGACTAAGTGGGCTCGTTAGGCTAGGGTAGACCGACCAGTTGGTAGCTGGCAGGCCGTCGGGGTAATAAGTATCCCCGGAGGTCTTCACCGGCACAGTGCCGGAACGCCACTCCATCATGGAATATGATGTAGCAGTGCCACTCGTTATAAGCGTAAAACCTTTCGGTTTAATACGCCTTTGGGAGCTAGATCTGTTAACGTCGCGGACGTGCTGGTAAAACGACCCTAGGGTCACACATCCAGTCTTACTGCATTGTCGACAGACCTTATATCCACCGTTAAAACGTTGGATTGGCATCTCAATTACTCCTCAGGCACAGCCAGAGGACCGGTAGAAACGACGACCGGTGAACTCTCTCCATCCCCGTACCCGATAGGGCCTCGAGCACATCGTTGACAGTCAGGGAGCAAGTCTGGTGGTACATGCAAGTTCGGGACAAATATCCCGGCTAGCAATGTAGCCAGGACCGCTATGATAGTCGCAGGTGACATCGAAGGATTCCTTTAAAGGTTAAATG